TTATTGGCCAATACCAAACGCTCGGATTGAACCCAAATCCTCCAGGTTATTCAGCTCTTGCTTCATCTCCCGCTGACGCTGATAAATCTCGTCATTGCGATCGACCTGTGCCTGCGCCATTGCTGTCGCCAGTTCTTCCAGTTCCGGCATTGACAGTTTCACCTGTTGATTATCGGCATCACCCCACGCAAGGGTGGTTCGTGCCGTATCGGATTTCGCCGCCATTACTACCGGATAAAGACGTGCCATTGAGTCGGGGCCAGCGTTCCAGGTGCGACCGTTCCATTCGAACGTGAACGGCAGTGCTTCCTGTTCTGTACGCCACACCTCGATTTCCCGCTTTTTGGCATCTTTTGCCGCTGCGATAAGTTCCGGCGTGATGGTGAACGGGGCGATTTCGCCCCATTTTCCGCTCTGCAACTCTTCCCAGATGCGCTGGCCTGTCGGTGCGGTATCGTCCTGCATGGCGGTATACGGGACGAATTCCGTTTCACCTTCAAATAACACCTCGCAGTCAACCGCGCCATTTTCAAGGTAATGCGCGTTTCTGATGCCTTTTACCGCTCTGATTTTCATGTCTTATTTCCTCGTTACTCGATGCGCACGAACAGGCAAAGGAATCCTCTATCACCATATGTAACACGCGTACCAGACAAAGCCTGATAACGCCCCGGGAAATTGTATGCACCGGCTCCGCCAACATTAACCTGGGGAGATGAAACATACGACCCGGCATCATTGATTGTGCAACTCATCGAGACTGGCCCCAGCCGCGAACCCGGTACGATATCCCCCAGACCAATTTTGATTGCCTTATCGCCTGCTGCTGTTCCCTGATAGACTGCGAGAATAAGAGAGCCAACTGCCGGATATTTGTAATATGAGTACGGGCCGTTGCCTGCCGTCCGGGACAGCAGGAAGGCCAGCGAATCGCCGTCGTAAATGACGGGACTTACTGTTGCATTCCAGTTATTTCCACTCCAGCGGTAAGTCAGGCGATGAATACTGTGCTCACCTTCGTAATACTGGTTAAAACACAGCAGCGTTTTGAATTTACGCGTTGTGTCCGACTCATCGTTATCAAAGGGCGACCACATTACATCAATGATGCCGTTAAATTTTGTGGTTCCTGCCAGTAGTGTGGAAGAATCCGCAATACTGACCGCATAACGCCCCGGGGTGACCTCTTTCAGCCACTCAGCAAAATCAGCCTGCCCATCAAATGCCAGTGCATCGGTGCTGGTAAATGCCTGACCGAATCCATACATGCCGGACAGCGCCAGCCTGCTTGGTGTACGGTCGCGGATATCGCTCTGGGGGTCCATTGTTGCGGCAGCTTTTAATTCCAGCAACGCACGCATCTTCTCATATGTTCCCAGACCAAGAAGCGACTTCGCTCGCCCTGTCAGGTCCGTCAGTGTCAGATTCCCGCTTTCGTTGTAATACAAAAGTGAATTTTTTCTCGGCGTAATCTGACCGACTGCTGTTAACACGTCATTAAGCGGCTGTTTACCTGCCAGTGCTTTAGTGACGGTTGTCGCAAAGTTCGGGTCATTACCCAGCGCCGCTGCCAGCTCGTTCAGCGTGTCGAGGGCTTCCGGTGATGAGCCAACCAGCGCGGCAAGCAGTTTGCGGACAAACTCCGCATTGGCTATTTCATTACCTGCTGCATCATCTGGTGGTGTTGGCGTGGACGGCGTTCCGGTCAGTGCCGGGCTGTTCAGTGGCGCGCGGGTTTCAATCAGTGCCCGGAGTGAAGCCTCGTTGACTTTCAGGTTTTCCCAGCCAACCAGATAACCATCTCCGGTAGTCCAGTAGCGATTGTAATAAATATGGCCGTTAATACCGTAAAAAATAATGATTTTGGCCACATATGCCGGATTGGGGTTGGTTTGAGGTTCCGGCCAGATAATTTCAACGGTGCCGCTGAACAGGACTCCGGGAATCACTTTATCTGCGCCATAAACGACATAACGACCCGGTTTTGCTGTTTTTACCCAGCGGAGAAAATCTGCCTCTGTTTTAAACTCGGTCCTGTCGCCGCTGGAAAATACTTTCCCGAATCCAAACATGCCGGGAATCGCCAGACGGCCTTCGGTGCGGTCGTAAATATTCTCCTGCGCATCCTTTTGTGCTGCATTGCCCAGTTGTGGCGTCAGATTCGTCCAGGTGACCGGGGCGGAGATATTATCGCCACGAACGGTCATGAGTATCCGTCCGTCTTTTCCAAAAAACAGAACCAGCTTTGTTGCTGTCTGGCTGGTTTTGTCGTCCCAGCCATTATCCAGCCAGATAATTTCTGTTATTCCGGTCGTCTCTTCCGTTTGTGTGGAAAAGGTGTAATACCGTCCCGGGTGCAGGTTATGCGCGCTTTTGGCTATGGTCGCCATATCGCGGGCAATAATTGAACTTGCTCCGGCGTCCGTCATTCCGTAACCAAATGCACCTGGCAGCGCAACACGGCCTTCCGTGCTGTCGTAAAGGTCTGTCTGAATGTCCCTTACCGCTGCGCTTTTCAGCTCAAGCTCATTGCGCATGGTTTCCACTGTGGCCTGTGCCAGCAGTGACCGGGCTTTTTCTGACAGCGGAGACAGTGAAGCATTCCCGTCCTGATTAAAGCACAGAAGATTATCCGCCCGTTCTTCCAGATTACTGATTGCGGTTAACACGTCACTGAGTGGTTGTTTACCCGCCAGCGCGTTCATGATTGTTGTCGCAAACTCCGGGTCATTGCCCAGCGCCGCTGCCAGCTCGTTCAGCGTGTCCAGGGTTTCCGGTGACGAGTCAACCAGTGCAGCAAGCAGCTTACGGACAAAAGCCGCGTTCGCCATCTCCAGCCCGGTCGCATCGTCCGGTGGAGTTGGTGTGGTTGGCGTGCCGGTGAACGCCGGGCTGTCCAGCGGCGCTTTTGTTTTCGTCTCGTCCATGACGGTTTTGACGGCCTTCGGTGTGGCTGCCAGTTCTTCGCTGTCGTTATCCGTATCACTACAGAGTTGCACCAGGCCTTTTTCTGTCGTGGAGGCATTGCTTCCCTTCAGGTCATCAACTATCCGTTGCGCCTCGTCCCTGTGCTGTTTCGCGTTCTGCTCGCTTTTTGCTGCCGCTTCGGCGCTGGCTTTTGCCTCGCCGGTCAGCGTTGCGGCTTCATCGAGTTTATCGACCGCTTTCTGGACTATCTTATCGGCATCTTTGACCGCCTGTTCTGCACGGGCGGCATCCTGTTTGGCAGATGACGCCAGTAACGCCACCTGCTTTTTATCTTCGGCAACGTCTTCTGCGTTCTGCTGTACGTTATCTGCCAGCGTCTGACAGTCTGCCTTTATCTTCTGCGCATCAGCGACATGTTGCCCGGCCTGTTGTTCGCTTTCCGCTGCCGCTTCCGCGCTCTGCTGCGCCTGCGCCACCATTTCCTCAAAGCGTTTCACTACATCCGGCTTTAAATCGCCTTCATCAAGGGCGGTCAGAAAGTCGTTCAGCGTGCCGGGCTTTGAATCGTCGTAAACCGAAATATCACCGACACAATATTCTCTTTCAATACACGACCGAAAATAAACATCATATCTTCCAGTCTGAGCCTCAAATGCATATTCTCCTGCCGGCCCTGTCACCACTGTTGCCACCGTTCTCATGACCACTGCAGATGTATTCTGTCGGGCTTTCAGAATAATATGGTATCCGGACATGGGAAGCCCCGCCCCATCAGTCAGCACACCAGAAATTAATACAGACATTTTTATTTCCTGATTCAGAAAACCATTAACCGTAATAATTCACGCCTTTTTTATCGGCTTTTTTCTTCCCTGATGCTTTCCCTTTCACGGAGATATCGGTGGCCAGCGACAGATTCAGCGTAAATCCCTGCCCCGGTGCCAGTGAAAACTCCACCGACTCAGCCTGCCAGTTATGATCCTCGCGTACCCCAAAACCCTGCGTGATAAAACGCATCTCCGCTCCTGCTTTCAGCAGTTCCGGCCTGCAGGGCAACGTTATCGTCATCTGGCGTCCGGCTTTCTGCACACGTTTAACCTTCGACTCTGCACAGTGTTTTGCGGTATCCTGGTCAGGTTGGGTAAACGGATGCCGCTTGTCTGTTGACTCCACGTCAACTTTAACTTCACGTGTGCGTCCGTCACGGGCATCAAAATACCGGACACCCACTTTCCCTTTTTTTGTTGTTCCTTTTCCGCCTCCGGATGCTCCCTGCCGCTCCCCCTCCCGGTAATCCCAGTCTGACACCATATCCGGTGTGATGGTCATTACAGGGGCATCCCTGCCACCTGTGCTCTGTGATGCACCATACTCCAGAAATAACCAGTAACCGTTCGTCGGTTTACTGGTGGCACCATACATACCAGCAAGCCGGGAAAGCAGGGACGCATCCGATTCAGATGACTGCATCGCCCACGGAATACGAATTTTTGCCAGCGCCGGTGATACCTGCGCCACCAGATTATTTTCAGTGGCGATGGTTTTCACCAGGTCGCCCAGTGTGATATCGCTGAAAGCCCGGGTTTTCAGTGCGGTCACGTCTGCGCCATGTTTTGACGCATTCATGGGGGCTGCGGTGGCATAAATGGTGATCCGGCGGGGAGGACCGCCGCTTGCCACCTGACAGACTGTAAAGCTGCCTTTATTGACCAGGTTTCCGTTGAATCCCAGTCCCAGCATTAACACCGCGCCTTTTGGTGGCAGCGCCATCGTCTCACTGAACAGGGTTATCATCAGTTCATCAGAGCGCTTTGTGGCAGCACCATTATCGGTATAACGCAGTTCAGCCAGCCCCCGCTTTATGGCCTTCGTGATATCCTCACCCTCTGCTGTCAGGCTGAAATCCGGCTGATACTCATTCAGTCCCATAACTGAAACGTCTCCTTCACTTCCGGTTCATATACCCAGTCCGGCAACACGATTTCCACTCCCGCCGGATAGACCGGACCAAGGTCAGCCAGTCCGGGATTGGCTTCCAGTACCGCCGCCAGTGACTGGTTAAGCCCGGTACTGCCATAGTGTCTCTGGCAGATGTCATCCAGCATATCGCCGTCAGTAGTCCGCCAGTTTTTCGCCATAGTATTTCAGCTCCAGTGTGAACGTTTTGTTCTTCGGCGCACCGCCGGGAAGAAAGGACGTGGTGTTATCTGAATAGGCAGTTGCCACGAAATACCCCATCACATCACCTGTGCTCGAGACCAGAAGATGCGGGGCCGGATTGTCATCCACCATCTGAACCAGTGTATCAAGAGCGTCCATTCCCACACCGTCACGAAATCCTGCATGCGCCATACCTTCAAGGGTTATTGTTCTGGCCCCCTTGCCGGTATACTGCAGCAGGTCGTTTTTTCCGATAAGCTGTTGTTCATCCCATCGCCATTCCATCGTGCGCTTCATGGCGTTATAAGCAGCAGTATCAATACTGAATTCAAACTCACCAAACGACAGCATGACGCGGGAGGCGACATCCGTTAATGATCCCACCGCGTCCCATGCTTCACGCTCAAGCCGGTTTACGCCCCAGCCCAGCAAATCCACCATATTCACCCCCAGAATGCATCACCATCAGTCATGCGGGAACGCTGACCAAAATTAATATCTCCCAGATTTTTCGTTACCCTGTCTGCCAGTTGTCCGGCATCCTCGCCGGGCTTCTGAGTGATGTTAAATTCCGCCCGTATCTGATATGTGGGTTTTACTTCCACCTGGCTGATACTGCCAGAGGTATCTTTCAGTGCCGAGAGGCGATCCTGGTTTTCCGGCTCCTGCCCTGCAGCAGGGAGTACGCCATACTCTGACAGACCATTGCGGATTGCCTCTTCCCATCCCTTAAAGTCGGGAGTATCTTCTGGCCCCAGCAAAGGGTCGAGAAATGCATCAAACTTTTTATTGTCGTGATTCCAGGGGAGATAACCGCGGGTGTCTTTATAGGCCTGTACAACCTGTTTCGTCAGGTCCGGATTTTTCCTGATAAGTTCATCAAACCATTCACCCTGACCGTTTTTCTGCGCCACCGCTCTTGCCAGCTCCGGCGACCCCATTTTTGCCAGATATTCCAGCACCTCTCGCCGGTCCTCTCGCGGATCATCCGCCAGCCCCCACTCAATGGCTTTTTGTGTAATTCCGCCCAATACTTTTCCGAAATTCCACATCCAGGCAGCCATCCTGATCAACGTCGGCAAAGCGACGTCATTTATAAATTTCTGAATTTTTTCCAGTCCACCATACTTAAACCAGGCCGCAAGGTCATCCGTCACTCGTTGAATATGGGGGGAAAGCTGCTTACCCAGCTTTCCACTGATATCATCAATGGAAGAATTCAGAACATTGCGGAGATTCGACAGCGCCGCATGTCCCTGTACTGCGCCATCTACCCCTTCTTTTGTTACCAGGTTATAACGTTTCTGCTCACTGATAAGCTCACCGAAGGTTTTTCCTGACAGACGCATCCAGGTCAGAATTTTATTGGCCTCACCACCAAACAATGCATCTGCCATCCCGGCAGCCACCTGTTCATCTTTCACCTCCAGCAACCGATCAAAAATAAATTCAACCTGCTCCTGGTTGTTTTTTCCGGCCATCACCCCGGCTTTCAGTCCCAGTTTGCCAAAAACCTCCTGAATGGCCCCTTTATCAGTGGCACCATTATCATCGTCAAAAACCTTGTTCCGGTACTCCTCAAACAGATCACCGATGTTTTCACCGTTCAGCCCCATCAGTCGGGCCAGAGAATCCCATGCCGCATAGGTTTCATAATCCACCCCATAACTGCGGGCTATCCCTGCCCGCTCTGCCGTCTCCGTATTCCGGTTAAGCACAGCAGTAGTGCCCGCCGCCAGCGTCAGGCCCGCCCCCGCAGAAAGCCCAAAACCGGTTTTAAGGACCGTCCCCGCCCGCCCTTTCCAGCGTTCCAGGCGTTCCGCACGAGCCAGTTTACGGTTAAATTTGTCCTGCTCTCCGGTGGCATCATGAATTTTTTTACCCAGCTTTTCATACTGCTTTCGCAGATCAGTAATATCCTGTCCAGCCAGTACGCCAGCCTGAATTTTTCGTTTCAGTACATCCTGCTGGCGTGTCAGGCGAGCCACTTCCTGCGTTGCTCCTGATAATCCGTGCTTCAGTCCATCTACCGATTTTTTCCACGACGGATCTATCGAGCCGCCGATCCTGATATTCGCTTTAAGGTTATCGCCAACCGTTGCCATAACGTCGCTTCCTCTCTTCCGACTCCGCCAGCATCATTGACACAAAATCCGTATACGGCAGCGCCATCACATCTCCGGGAGACCACCCGAACCAGGCACCGGCACGCCGTATCGCCGTCAGGATGCTTTCTTCTTCCGCCGGACCGGCGGCAGCAAAAAAACATTAAACTGCCGCTCCAGAGCCAGGTAATCACACGCTTCCATGTTCATCATGTCTGCCGCGTCCATCCCGCACAGACCGGCAATCATATCCAGATCAGCCTCGGCTTCCGGTTTGGTACTCCTGCGATGTAACAGACGATCGCGGACAGTGGGCGCACGCATGGTGACGTGCGTGATCGTCTGTCCTGATGCGGTGACATACGGCACGGATAACACAATTTCCACGCTGCTGGCAGGCACACTGTTTTTTTCCGACATAAGCATCTCCTTTAAAAAAGAAAAGGCGGCCTGAGCCGCCTGAATAACCGGATACCCGGATTAAACCCGGATGATTTTTTTCAGATCAGACAGAACATTAACGCCGTTAATACGGCGCACAAATTCCTCCGGAATAATGCAGATGGTTTCCACACCGTCGACAGCCTGACGGTAATAACTCAGTGACATTTCCACCGTCACCGAAGCCTCTGCCTGTGATGTCGCCGGGCGCGCATCCGGCGTGATACTGGTGATCATCCCCTGCAGTGTCTCCACCTGCCCGCTGGTCGCATTTCCCACCTGGTAAGCCTGGCGGACAACAATCTCCGGCGAATAAAGCCCGGCCTGCAATCCCAGCAGCGTAAGCATGGCAACATCATAACCATAAATCTTAAACGAACAGGTCAGCGCTTCCATGCCGTCATCCACTGCCACCGGTGCATCCATTGCGCCGGTTTTGATATCCACTGTCGTGATATTAATGGCAGGCGGCGTGTATTCATGCGCACCCTGAAGGCGGATCCCGCCAGGAAGAAATAACGCCCATGCGCGCAACAGTTTTTTTTCACCCGTCATCATACCGTCAGTTCCTCCAGCGCCAGTTTATTGTTAATCATTGCCCGCAGTGTCAGGCGCTCCAGTGGTGACTTCGGCCCAAAGTCATAATCGATATACAACTGCCCTGCCGCCAGGGTTTCTGCTGTATTCAGTTCATCATTCAGCCAGGCGCTGCCACCGTGGATCGCACCCAGATTTTTAAGCTGACGCATATAGGCATTAATGCTGCCAAGAATGTCGTCTGCCACATCCCGATCAAGCGGGCGATCGACATAAGGCAACATGGCCTCCTGGATACTGTCCTCAATCACATCTGCAGTGCGACGTACCGGTTCAAAGCGCCACTGACTGTGGGATGTGCACAGACGGTTACCCCAGTGTTTAAAACCGTCATGGCGAATAATGGTGGAGATATTTTCCATGTTCAGCAGGTTTGCCGTGCAGTTCTGCTCCCCGAGAATAAACGTATCCACCTGCTCCAGACCGGTGATATTCATCACGTCCTGGTTTGATTTGGACCACCACCACCCTTTTTCGTAATCAATACGGGCACGCAGCCCGGCAGCACGAGCCGAATATGGACGAAATATCGTTTGCCCGCTGTCATCCGTCACTGACACGCGCGGACGCAGCAGCTCCACACGCCCACCAAATGACGCGCGCCGCTGAACCACATCCTGCGGCGTTGCCATTGAAGGCGAGTCAATATAGGCCACAGCCCGCAGCTTCACGGCATACGTTTCCAGCGCCTTTGCCACGCCATCATCCTCACTGTACCCCGTGGCAATGAGGATGCGCGGTTGATAGCCTGTGACGCCCTTACTTTCTGTCAGCGCCTCCATGGCCTGAATCACCGCCGCACGCTGTTCGGCCTCTTTCGCCTTTGTTTTACTTTCTGCGCGCACCACAATCACCAGCGCACCAGTCTGGTCAAAAATATCACGCAGGGCCGGGTATAATGTTCCGGCTGTGCCCAGTTTCCCCGCCTGAGTAATGGCCCCTGCCACCACCACCGGTGTGTTGACCGGGAACGCCTCATCTTCCCCGCCGGATAACGTCAGGCTGAATGGCGACACCACTTTATTTTCAGCGCCTCCTGCATTCAGGGTGCTGGCAGCCGCCGTCACAGGCGAATCCCCCAGCGCATTCACCACTTCAGTCACACGATCCACCGTGGCGTTAACCTGGCTGTGTTCGTCCGTCCCCAGTGTTATCGTCAGGGTCGTACCTTTCAGCGAGGCCACTGTCTGCGCGTTTTGTTCCGTGGCAGCCACGGCAACAACCGAAATCTTATTACCGACCCGACCTTCCTGTTTCGCCGTGAAATCCAGCGCCGTTCCCAGCAGCCATGAGCCGGCAGTGCCGGAAGCGCACACACCACCAGAGGCGTCCGGCGCTGTCCCCACCAGGCCAATCACTGCCGTGGAGATGGTCTGCACGGCAACCGTGCCTGTCGTCAGTTCAATGGTTTCAACACCATGTAATCCGGACATACATTTCTCCCATAAAAAAACCGCCCTCAGGCGGTCAGATGATTAACTTCTTTTTCAGGTATTTTGTGGCTGCTCAGGCCAGCTAATATTGTTGTAAGTGGTCTTATCCGTAATAGCGCTGAAATCCATCGCCTGCAGCGATTTCGCGTAAATGCGGTACGCTTTGAGCTTTTCCCTGTCTTCGTCGCTGATTAAACCCAGCAGCAGGTCTTTTTCCCATTCGCTGGTCATGATACTGACCTGTTTTAACAGTGCGTCACACTCATCTTCCGCTTTAAGTTTGTAGTCAAAAACAAATTCATCATTGCGGTAGAACCAGTAACCCGACGCCTCAATGCGACGATTGGCGGTAATATCCGGTAGCTCAATCACGCTTTTATTTTCCGGGCAGATTGAGGTGATGTCTTTTCCGACCCAGACCACTTCGCCAGTTTCAACATAAATAACTTTCAGAGTGTCTGGCTGAAATTTTTCCTGGGCTTCGTGCCATTCCTGACCATCATCGGAGAACAGCCACAATAAAAATTTATGCTGTCGCGCCAGCTGGTATTGCTCAATTGTTTTGGGGTTTTGTACCGTAAGATTTTTTAAGTGCATCATAATTACAAACTCGCTACATTCCGCCAGACGCCATTAATCAGAACCTGCACCGGGCGGGCATTGGCCCAGTCCATACTTTCACCACCATCAAGACCGCTGATAAGGTGACCTGATGGTGCATTCCCGCCACGCCCAATACCAATGGCACCGCCCAGACGCACATCCTGTACACCGCCTGTTTTGGTCTGATAGCGGGCATCAAAGTTTCCGTAGTTTGATGGAACCATCTGCCCGTTTACAGCGAACGTTATACTGTTATCCGTATTCCTCTGACTGTAAAAATGCCAGCCGGAATCATCGCCAAGCTCTGCAACTACAGGTCGGGATGAATTACCCCATAAATTAAACGTTGCGTTTTTCGTGGAGTTGTTGGCGCTGGATAACGTGAATTTTTTAGCATTTCCGGCCTGAATATTTTTTAACGCTATCGCCACACCATTCTGGAAACGAAATACATGCTGTCCATTCGCATAAACATCCAGAATGCCGTCGCCGTTTTGTTTTATACCTGTATCGTTATCCCCGAAAGCAATTGAGTTTCCGCCCAGCGCGTTCTGAACGCCGATACCCAGCGTACCATTGACCTGAGAACCGCCGCCAACAGACACTTTATGCGACATGGATATTTCACCCGTCCGCAGATTAATAGTGAACGGTCGAAGTGGACCAATATCGCCATTCTCGCCCTGACCTTCACTGGTAGGGATAAGGTGCAGGCACTCTTCCGAACGACGAAAAATCAGACCAAAGGCTTCGTTGAAAATCCTCAGCGCATTAACACCACGGATTTTCAGTTCCCCGGTCATGGTGTCACCATCACGCTGAACGGCATTTTTTGCCTTGTCCACCGTGGGTTTTAATCCGAGGTTTTCAACAGCCTCATCCTTGTCTTCCACATCCGAAAGATTCTTTTTTCGTTGCAGATAGCGTCTGTCTCCGATTTCCTGAGTAATAATGGCCCTGTCCGGATCAACTTCCAGCACCACGTTTTGTGCGTGCGTCAGCCCAAGAACCAGCGTCAGAATAACTTCCTTGATAACGGAGTCCGTCTGGTCTGGTAAAAAGGTGTCGGGATAACGTCCGTACGCGATAAGCGTACCTCTGTCGCTGATCATCCCCAGTTCACGAAGGGTTTTACCGGGGTATGATTTACAGTCAATCACAATATCCCCGCTGATGAAGCCCTCCTCCACCGCACCGTCGGAAAAGGGTTCCTGCCCGAATTCGCCGTACAACGATGTCATTGCTGCCATTTCATCCGGCGTGGAGGGCAATGCCCGCCCGCCCCCGTCACCAAGCAGAACATGCCGGACGGTCACGGTTTGCCCGTTCTGATATGCTGCTTCAATTTCTGCAGCGCCGGACGTTGTCAGAATCAGTCCATTCATACACCTGCCTCACTCTGCCCGCCTGTGGGCACTGTCTTTGTTGTCACACCGGTACTTCTGATTTTTTCTGTCGCCATCACATAGCCGTAACCAAATCCACGCCCTGTGCTGTTCCCGTAAACGTGAATACTGAACCAGCTGCGCAGATTTTTGGCACGGAGCACCGCATGCTTCAGATCCTGATGATCATTCATCAGCACCGGTAAATCCTTCTGCTCCACGTTCAGACGAAAGGTATACGGCTCCCCGGGTGGGGTCTGCTCATACCACTCAACAATCTGCGACCGGAAGGGACTGTCAGCCAGCGATGCCATCAGCGCCGCTTTAGTCCCTCTGTGGCGGTGGATGTAAGCAGCACGTTTTATCGCAGACCGTTTTTCCGCCTCCGTCCAGTGTTCATTCCAGGTGTCCACCGCCATTTCCCAGGCCAGCCATGGCAGCAATTCAGCAGGACATAAATCGGGATTTTTCACATAGCGGATCAGGCAGACCGCTATGTCTGACAGCATATCTCCGGCGACACAGTCCACCACCCGCTCTGCCCGGCTGGCACTGACCGGCAGTATGCTCCTGATATCGTCATTCATCAGTTGTCTCCACCTTATTCAGCGTTACCTTACGGCACCACGGTGCCTGCCCCATCGCAGGAACGATATCACTGCCCGGAGAAGTCAGATTCACCGTAATCACCCCGGTCTGGTGAAGGGCACCATCCATGCCAGAACGGGATGCCACCGAGCCAATCCGGTGGACACTGTCAGTGTATGACTGCAGCGCCTTGTGGGCATTTGCCATAACCAGTTCACCATCCAGTCCGTAGGGAATATGAATATCCGCCACCACATCGTAGGGAATAATTTCTGCCGCCCGGACACTGACAAAATCCGTCAGGGGACGGGTTTCATCATCACAGACTGATGCTGCCACCTTATCCAGCAGAGGTTGTGATGCAGTGCCATTTCCGGACCGGGATAACACATAAAGAAAAACCCGGCCTTCCTGCGAATGTGTTTCCGGCCCGTAAGCCTTCACATCCAGCACGTCAGGATCAGCACTTTGTGCAAAATAGTGATACGCATTTTTCGCGCCGGCGGTGCTGAGCCGTGCCCATGACAACTGGATACGTTCGCGAAAAGCGTCATCATCTTCATACACCGCCGGCGTGGGCGGAACGGTGCTGTCGTCTGCCGGGGTAATCACCAGACGCTGTACCTGAAAATTCGCACCAATCTGATCCAGGTCGTTCCTTCGGGCGCTCGCAAGCAGTACACCCCGGACAGCATCATTGACCTGCTGGCGCATCAGCGCCACCCGGAAAGCCAGCGCCTCTGCCCATTTATACGCGGGATCAGATTCCACCAGAGCCGAAAACAACGTATCCAGCTCCTGATACTTCGCCACTATCTGAGTGACCAGCACAGCGGTGTCCGGCACCTCCACCGCATCCGGTACCGGTATCGCGGACAGATCAATAATTGCCTGAGACGTTGCCAATTTTTATCTCCTCGAGTCGAATCGTTTCCTGAGTTTCGTTGTTCACCCCGACAAGCGTCAGCCACGCGCTTCCTTCTCCTGTCCACGTCACTTCCACCCGCCGGAGAGTCAGACGGGGTTCCCAGCGTTCAAGGGCGGTTACCGTTTCACGAACAATTCTCACCCGCGTGAAATCATCCTGTGGGTTATCAAGCAGACTGAAAAGTCTGCTGCCGTATTCCCTGAGCAGGACCCGGCTGCCGACCGGTGTTGACAAAATATCAGTGACGGACTGGCGCAGATGTTCGTTACCGTGCAGATATCTGCCGGTGGCTGAATCAATACCAATCATGTTGTTTATTCCGGAAAAAGAACTGAAAGGAGATTACATTTGCTGACCAGGCTGTCCGGTGCTGCCACCACTGTCGCCCCGGTGATTGTGACCGTTATAGACAATTCTGATTTGACTCATCGTTCCGTGATAATCAGAAACCTCACCACCGACCATCAGATCCGCCTTAACCACCGCCTCAGCATTCATGGTTGCTTTACCCTGTACGGTCAGGGTATCTGTGATTTCTACCGGACCGTCCAGGGTTCCCCTGCCTGTAATTTTATAGCTGCCGCCTTCAGCCAGCGTGATGGACAGGACATTAGCCTGACGGTCGTAACGGATTTCCGTTCCGGTATCAAACAAAATAACATGTTCGTATTCACTGCCCTCAGGGACAGGAATGGCGTCAATATTGGCCCCCGGATACACCCGACCGTTACGCAAATCGCCCGCCTCCGATATCACTGTAACGGCATCTCCGGGAGCCGGGTAATTACTGACCTGCATGTAGCGCCCGGACTGTACCTGAATCCAGGGCAACGGAGGCGAAAGCACATCCCCGATATCCACCCGAACCATCACCGGGCTACCCGGGATCACCTCGTCCACCACGCCGCGACGGACCATGTCCGCCACCCTGCGGCGTAACTCTGCCACTTCATCCGCCAGACTCATCACCGGTGCCCTCCGATTTCCAGATAAGACGATAATCCCGCTCATGTTTCTTGCCGGTTTCCGGAGCTTTCCCCAGCCAGACTTCCTGTAACGGCGCACCAGCCGGAACCTCGAACGGATCTTCTCCGACAGGAATATCCTGTTCAAAAGAAACGCGGAAAACGATGTAGTCATCCAGAAGCCGGTCGAAGGTATCCACCTCAGCATCAATAAAAACAGCCGGATCAACGTTATCCAGCCCGAACGTGGCCCCCTCAATCCAGTCAGATAAATCCATCGCCAGACAACGGGCAAAAATCTGCGGTTTTGGCACGTTTTCCGTCTTCCCGGCCCGGTCTGTCACCACAAACAGATCACATTTCAGCGTGACCCGCGTCTGCCCGTCGGCAAACTGAGCCTTGTCCCAGCCCGGTACATCCACAAACACGGCAGGCGTCACCAGTTGTGTCACTTTTTCCGGATACTCATCGGCATCTTCCACCCAGGGAATTTGTTTCAGACTGTCAATCACCGCCTGATGCCAGGCGCCCATCATCAATGGCTCCATCACTCCAGCCCCTTAAATACCCGGAATTTCAGTTCATGCTCAAAATTTTTCAGGATCAGTGCTTCCGCATCCGGAAAAACAAAATCCTCTATACGGTTCAGCATGGCTTCATAAATATCAATTTCCGCTTCACGCACCCTCCGTCGTCCGGATGCCTGTCGGATCAGTATCGTTTTCCTTTTTGATATACGTCCGTTACGATTTTCCGCTTCGAACTGGTTGATAAAGGCATCATCCGTTGACCAGGTGGTGACAGGCAGGGATTCCCCGGCAGGTTTAAAACGGATCTCCCGTGCCTTCCTCCGGTGGGAAGCTGGTGCAAAACGCCCCCGCTCATCGCGCAACTGATGGCGTTCGCCGCGTCGTCCCCCACTGATGCGTCCGCGCAGATCGCGTACTTTGATGGCGTTCAGACCGAACCATACCTTCGCCTCATCAAACTCATCACCGTTACGACGAATGATAAAATTATGCAGAACACGCTTTTTGATCATTTTCTGACTGCGTGGGGCAACCTGTTTTTTAAACTCTGCCATAGCCTTCATCCGCAGTGCAGACGCGGCTCTTTTCAGCGCCACGCCCCAGGCTTTACGGATCTGACTTTTTGACCCACCCAGTTTAGCGATAATTTTCAGCACCTCATCTTCATCAATATCGACAACGAGGTTTCGTGCCAGCCGTCGCTGCCGGGCACTGCTTCGTTCATGCTCTCTGACTGCCATAACGTTTACTCGGTCGTTCCGGTGCAGCAGGTGTATTTCTCCCGGGCTCTCCACGCGCAAGGGTGATGGTAATCACCCCCTGACCCGCAGCGCCTGACTCATCCCAGCCGGGATCGACTACCTGATAGGGTTCGCCGTGGATCATGACCCTGTCATATTTTTTCAGACCGGCGGCCCATGCGCTCCGGGTAAATAACACGGGCGCAGTATCACGAATTTCGCCGCTGCCAGTGTTCATCCCGGTGTTATCTGCCGGGGCATCAAAAACGGCACGGATTTTTCTTTCCGTGCCGCCCGGATATATGCTGATTTCCGTCCCCATCGTATCCAGGATGATGTCATCCGCATCACTCATGGCCTGATCGAACAGATTATCGAACATCATCACTCCCGGATTTTTTCTGCCAGACCGTCTGCCAGCAACGCGGGAACTGTGGCTTCATTAACCAGCACAACACTGGAGGCCCGGGCAAACATCAACATTTTTCCCGTCACAGCATCACAGGCTGGCATATGCGCCGTTTTCAGCATACGCACCCGGGCGAGTCCCTGCTCAGAATGCATTCCGTCGCCGGATGCATCGTTGCCCACCTCTTCCTTCCCCGTCTCCTCCCCATCGAATCCGGCGGCCTCCTCCTCCCATTCCGCCAGACGCTGCTCAAGATCGGCTTTTGAACCTGAAATATCTGCTTCACGCCCCAGAATCACTGCCAGTTCCTGCAAACGTTCAGTCATCTGCTCTTTTGTCATCACATCTCTCCCGTGCGCTAAAGAAAAAGGCGGGAATATCCCGCCCTGTCTTATTTCACCTGAACCACCACAAACGCATCCGGATCCGGCAGCACCATCAACGGCGCAGACTGCGTCATGGTATATTCGCAACCAGGATCCCCCACTTCCTCCCAGTGTTTCGGATAACGAATCGCAGAGGTGATCCCTTCACTCAGCGCCTGATTATCCTGGATTGCGCCATAGCAACGGACGCCCTCCGCCTGAGTGTTTCCCAGAATCAGTGTGCCTTCCGGCAGATAACGCTGTTCATCGCCGTTTTCATCAACATACGTTGTCTTCGCCACCACAATGGCCAGATCGCCGTAATGGCCTTTAAAGGAAACCACGGAGCCCAGGTCTTTCAGTGCCGTTTCCAGCTCAGATTTGGAGCCACGGCGGGTATCCAGTTTTTCACGGAACAGTTTAAAACCGTTCAGCATACGCCAGACCGTACCGTCCATAATCGCGATATTGATGGTACCGGAAGCAAAATCGCAGTACGCATCAAGATCATGCGTCGGATCAAAGGTGTCAGCATTCTGCTTTGACCATTCGCGTCCGCCAGCCTGCGTAATGTTATTGGCGGCAGAACGCCCAAAATCCACTTCCACCGTCTCAAACTGCTCGCCGCTCATGGTGTATTTACCCTGCAGAACGGCACTGACTGCCTGCATTTCTTCCACCTGCACAATCGCCTGCTCTTCCTGTTTCAGGTTGTCCGTCAGAATACGCAGACGGCGGTAAGCCGGGTCATTAAGGCGGGCCGGATCTTCCCCCGGAAGACGTTCTACAGCCTGCTGATAATCAAAGCGGTGTTTTGGTTTTACATAACCGGGACGTAACACGCGGGTTTCACCACCACGGCTGCGCAGCACTTTGCCTGACACCACCGGAGACACATACGCCGCAACCGGTGTTTTGCCGGTAATTTTATCCAGCATGACTTCCTGAGTATGGAAAGTGATCGTGCGACGAAAGAACAGCTCAAGAAACAGCGCACGAAATTTCACTTTCTGCTCGGTGTACCCGAGTAACTGACGCGTGGTAAATAACCCCATAATTTATTTTCCTTCAGAAACACAAACGGGCCGCATCGCGACCCGTTTTTTCAGTTAATCACTTCACCATCAGGCGTGGCTGATGGCACTTCCCACAAATGCGTTGGCTTTTTTCACCGCATCCACCGAACCAGGCCAGGCCAGCGACTCAGTGGCAAACGTACCGCTTTTGTAGTACGTCAGCATGGGCTCGGTCCCGGCAAGCGCCAGAGCCAGCACACCCACAGCCGTTCCGGCTTTCTGACCATCCCAGACAACCAGTTTTCCGGTGGCGTCATCCAGCATCAGTGGCGTCAGTGCAGGTGTGGCAGCACTGATACCACTGGTGGCTGTTGCGGTATGCGCCGGATCGCTTCCGGCAAAAATGCGCACATCTGCACGCTTTTCCGTGGTGGTTTTAATCATTTTTCAGCCTCCTGATTTATCTGAATTCCGGATATCGCTTACGGCATACTCATCAGCAGGTCTTCCTCCCCGCGCCCGGCAGTTCCGCCACCGGAAACCGCACTGGCAGCATGCTGTGCCATAAAGCGATCAAAAAGTGTTTCCTGTGACGGTTGCGATGCCGCCGGCGCGGCTGCCAGCAGCGTTTTCGCCTGCACCACCGTCATTCCTGGCTGTTCTGTCAGTGCCTGTGCAAGTTGCTCGCGCCCTTTTGCCTCCGGCAGCGCCATAATCTGATCGCCGACACTTGCAGAACCCGCAACCGGTGCCGCCGCCAGTAACGTTTTGGCCTGGTCAACGGTCATTCCCGGCTGTTCAGCCAGCGCCTGCGCGAGTTGTTCACGCCCTTTTGCTTCCGGTAACGCCATAATCTGATCGCCTGTGCCTGCAGCACCGGCAGCAGGGGCTGCCGCCAGAAACGCTTTCGCCTGCTCCACCGTCATCCCCGGTTGACCTGCCAGCATCTGTGCCAGTTGCTCACGCCCCTTTGCTTCCGGCAGCCCCATAATCTGATCACCTGTATTTGCCACACTGGCAGCAGGCACAGCAGCCAGGAACGCTTTCGCCTGCTCTACCGTCATTCCAGGCTGACCTGCCAGCATTTGCGCCAGTTGCTCGCGCCCTTTCGCCTCCTGACAATTCAGGATCCCCATCACGCGCTGATTTTCCTGGGCCACCGCTTCAGCAACGGTGAGATTTTTAACAGTCATTGCATTCTCCTTCGTAACAGAGTCATTCAGTGCAGAAACCATCACTTCAACGGCATCTGCAGCATTAATCAGTTGATCAGCCAGACCTGCATCAATGCCTGCCTGACCGTCATAAACGGCAGCCTCGGTATTCATCACCGCCTCTGAACTCAGCCCCGTATAAAGCGCCACCTTGTCGACAAACATCCGGCGGGCCTCATCAATACGGCGCTGAAAATCTGCACGCACACCTGCCGGCAATGCCTGAATACTGTTGCCATCAACCTTGTGCTGCCCGGAGTAAATCAGCGTGATGTCCACCCCTTCCTGTGCCAGTTGTTTCTCGTAACTGGCGTGCGCCATCATCACGCCAATCGAACCAATTTTTGCCGTCTGCGTGACCAGCCGACGGGTACAGGCTGCCGCCAGCAACATGGCGGCTGAACAGGCCATGTCATTACACAGCGCCCACACGGGCTTCTGTTCCCGCAGACGGTAAATCATGTCAGCGCAGTCAAACGCCCCGGCAGCCTGACCGCCCGGGCTGTCGATATCCAGCAAAATGCCGCTCACATCCGGATCATTCACCGCCATCTGAAGACGGGCAGTCAGGCCGTCATAGCCAGTCATGCCGGAGTAAGGCCGCAGGGTACCCAGTTTATGCACCAGCGTGCCGCTCACCGGCAGAATGGCGATGCCATTCTTCACCTGGTAACTCTTTGCCGGACGCTGACCGCCCGCCATATAGTCAGTCACAGCCAGTTGCATACCATCAGCATCAAGCTGAACAGCCTGCTGAGGAACGGCAAGGCTGCCGGCCCCCATCTCTTTACCCAGCGCGCAAAAGAAAACCCGCGCATAGGCGGGCTCCAGTAAAAGCGGTTCATTAAATGCCATGGCGGCAATATGCGATAAATTACGACGCATCGCCTTTTCCTCCCGTTGTCTGTCGGATCTGCTGCACAAACGTGTCCTTTATCCAGATGGGGCGGGGAAGACCCGCTGCCTGTCGCTCCTGGCTTTCACGCAGTTGCTGGCGGAAAATCTCCTGATAGTCATCGCCCATCAGGGCCAGCTCTTTCTCGTACGTGCTTAAACCACCTTCAATACGCATCACCGCTTCCTGCACTTCCTTAAGGCCATCAATCGCCATGCGACCGGCACCAATCCACTCGGCACGACACCATCCGGAACGGGCCTCCCAGAATGAAAAACGGGATTTCGGCGGACGGATCACACCGCGAATAAGAGCTTCCTCCAGCCAGCAGGCAAACATCTGTGATGCCAGCCGGCTGGCCACAAATTTTCGTTTGCCCATAAAATACCGCCACGACTCATTGGCGGATGCCCTGGCACTGGAATAACTGACCTGTGAATAATCACGGGAAAGCTGTTCATAGGACACCCCCAGTCCGGCAGCGATGTAACGTAACAGCGCCTTTTCCAGTTCAGAGAAACCATTATCTGCATTCTGCGCTGTCTGCAGATTCAGTGAATCCCCCGGATAAAGATGCGGAATACGGACCCCGCCCAGCTTTACCGTATTGGTGGCGTAATAACGCGCGTAGCCTTTCATGATGGTGTTCAGGGGATTTTTACCGCCATCTCCCACCCCGGCGATATATTCAAATGCTTTTTCCGAATCCAGCGTGGATTCAATCGTCGCGGCATACATCGCCCGCACCACCGCCGACTGCAGTTGCGTGGCCTGCAGCGTGTCGAGCATCTTGAGACGCTCCATGACAGAATAAAACTGGTTGGCCCCGCGCGTCTGCCCGTCCTCCTGCGGCTGAAACACATGGATCATTCCCGGTCGCCCGGAGGGCAGCGTCGCCGCAATCCGCGTCCAGTTGCTGACACCGTAACCGGGCCAGTCATCTTCCTGAACATGGTAGGCCAGTGCTTTTCCGTACCGGTTGATTTCCACCCCGGCACGCATAAAACGATCGCCGGTACCATAACCGGGTGTACTGACACGTTTCGGGCTGATGGTCTTGAATTTCGTCCGGAATAATGACGTGGATTCCGTATCCCATACGGGCTGGACAAAAATTTCACCGTTAAACGTATGAACGCCCACCCCTTCACGAATAAATTCGGTAAACGAGCGACGCCCCTCCACATCCATCGAACCAAACACAGGATCGCAATATTCCATCCACGCCGCCTCCACATCTTCAATAAAGGCATGCGAATCGGCTTCCGACATCCCCAGCCAGCGCCAGTTGGGCCGGTAGCTCAGACGAAACATGTGCCCGACGATATGGTCTTTATGAATTTCCACTGCATTTGCGGCAATACCGTTGTTACGGACCAGATCATCCGCACGGGCGTTACCCAGCTGAATGGAAGGTAAGAGCGCCACGTCGGCACTTTCCGGTGCAGGCAACCATTCCGCAAGCTGCCCGCCAAATCCGGTACCCCCTCCGGAATACCCCATACTCTGCCGCAATGGCTGCCCGTGAAGATCCACCAGTTCCCTGTTCACAGCCCCACTCCTGCCGGGCCACGACGCCGTCCGGATACGCCCAGCGCACTTTCCAGCTCTTCAATATACTGGCGTAGTTCACCAATCGTCGCCCGCGAATACTGAACCTGACGCCCGTCCTTACTGACGGAAACCACAGCACGTCCGATCATCAGTTCATGTAATGCCCGGCGGGCATCACAAAGCATTTCATGCGTATAAACCATTCTTTATCCTCCACTCAGTGCAGCCGCGATTTCTTCCAGACTCATCTCATCGTCGTCCTGCTCATCTCTTCTGGCACGGGCCAGTGCTTCAAGATCCAGCTGCCACCGCTGAACTGAAATACGCAGGGCAGCATAGGCATATACCAGGCAGTCGAGGGCTTCGTTGCGTCGCCCTTTTTTATCCCACAGCAGTTTCACCCTGCCATTAACCACCTTCTCCACCAACTCTTCCGCCACGATCTGACGCGCCTCTTCTTCCGAAAAAATGTCGGGGTTATCCGGAAAACGGAAGGTATACGGGGCGGCTTCACTGGCAGAGACCACCGGCAGGGCAAAACGGGCGTACAGCATTTCCTTGACGGTATCGGAGCCCACCTCACACAAAAACACACCACGCTGGTTGCGCTTTTTGGGCATGGTGATCACCGGCTTGCCGTACACCGATGCCCCTTTTATGGGAAGCACAAAAAAAGTGCCGTGTTTCCTGGAACGCTGATACACAATGTCCTGGTCGATACCACCGGTATCCCAGCAGACACGGGAAATGGAAATTTCAGTACCGTCAGCATGACGATATTTTTTCCGGATCACCGTATCAACACGTTTAAGGGTGTCCTCGTCTTCCGGTCGCCCCATGATAATTTGCTTATCAATCAGAAAGGCTTCTTCGCCGGGAGCCCAGCCCCAGACATAAATTTCATAGCGATCTTTCTGGGAGTCGATCCCTGCGGTCAGGTAAACCACCCGCAGGGGAACCTGCGCGCCATAGTGGCAGACTTTTTCCAGCAACAACTCAAAGCTCAGTTTTTCTGCCACGGCCTCTTCATAGGGCTCCCCGAGCGTGGTGTTAATAAACGTCTTAACACCGTTCGGATCCTTCAGCGCATCCAGCCAGTCATAAACAATCTGTACCCAGGTGGTGAACGGACTGTACGCCGTCCAGATGTGGAAAGTGACGGAGCGCGGCGGTGGCATCTCCTCATCGCCGGCGCTGTAAAATGCCAGGCCGTCGCGCGTCCACATCCCGGTATTGTCACAAATCCAGCGCCCGTCGGTCTGGTCAAGTTCCGACTGCCGGATCACACAGCCATTATGTTCACACAGGTAATACACCGTTTCCGGTTTACCCTTCTCCCATTTCAGGCCAAATGGCGTCGCATCATCACCAAACTTCAGATACTGGGCCTCCCCGCAATGAGGGCAAGGGACATAAAACCGCATGAAATGCGCTGATTCATTTGCGGCTTTCTCAATCTGGCAGGAGCCTTTAATTTTTGGCGTTGAGCCACGTATGGATTTAGGCCATACCGAGCCTTCGATACGCTTATCGCCAAGCAGCGTCGGCGAACCTTCTTTTTCCACATCCGGTTCAAACGAGGAGAGTTCGTCATAGCAGACCACATCCACAGATTTTTCACGGTAGTTTTTAGCAGCCGCGCCGCCAAGGCACCAGAAACCCACACCGGAGGAAAAACGCTTCAGGGTGAGTGTATTATCGCGGTGCTTTCTTCCGAACCATGGAGCCAGCTCCAGCAATGCAGGGACATCCCTTATCGTGGGCTCAACATGAGATTTCATGAAATCTTCTGCAGCAGAATCTGTTGGCTGAAAAAGCAGACTGTTACGGGATTTATGCTCAATAAAATAAGCCTCCACCCCCAACAGCATTTTGGTGTAACCAACGCGCGCCGATTTAATCAGATTAACGGTGCGGATCCGGTCATTTCCCATGCTGTTCATAATAGCAACCTGAAACGGCAGGGTTTCCCATTGCCCGGGGGTATATGAAGATTCTTTCGGCAGATAATAATGTTTATCAGCCCACTGAACTGTCGTCAGTGGAACCGGAATATTGAGAGATAAAAGCCCTGTAGCTATCGCACCGGCTGCATTAGCTGCCTTCTGTGCGTCTGAAATCATCAATCCACCTGCCCACGTTTTCACCGGCTTTAGCTGCAACATTGGAGGCTTTCGCGATTTCAGTTTTCACCACATCAAGGTGTGACGGTGAAATATCCGGATATTTACGCTGTAATGTCAGCGGCACACGTACAAGTATCCCCGAAATCTCCTGTGCCACACGTTGCAGAATGAAGGTAAACAATTCCGTTTCCAGCACCAGCCCTTCTTCACGGGCATTTTTCAGCTCCTGTGCGTCAGCCTGTGCTTTGGTTAGCCGGTAGCGTTCATAGTCAATGGTGCCGGGTTGTAAATCTGATTCTGCAGCCGCACGCAAATCTTCCAGTTCTTTGCGGAGCTTTTCGTTTTCGATATCAGTTTCTCTCTGCGCGTACCACTGAATTGCCATCGCGGTATCAAACACAGATTCAACACCCTTGCTACCTCCGGAGACGCAAGATAGCCCCTGAGACTGCCAGCGTTCAATCGTTCGCGGATCCACGTTGAAAATTTCGGCAAGTTTCTTTTTGTTAACTTTCATAATACATTTCTCTATCAAATACAGGGTCCGACATGAAAACGCTTAAAATGTCCTTTTTCTGGTGTTTTCATGTCGGACCTTTTACTGATGTGATGTCAGAAAAAACAAATAGTTATGCGCGAGAAGTACCGACATGCTTTTTCCTGAAAAATTTTCATAAATAGCGCGTTTTTGCGCGTGCTATGACCCCCGGTGTTTCAACTCCCGGAAAGGACCCGCACAAATGGGAGCGTTTATCATTAACATTTACAGATAAGATGACGTACATCATTGAAACGCCATTCAGCCATATACCGGCAGCATTCGTAGTTGCACTCCGTAACTCTGCGACTAAGGTTAAAAACATGGCCCTCTTTTGCCACCGGCAAATCTTCAATGGATTTCCCCTGCCGGTTTTTTATTTTCGTCGATGCATAACATTGCATTTACATCAATAGCGGCTATTGTCATTAGTATGTTGCATCAATGCATGGGTGGTATTGGCGGTCTTCGCTGGCCGGTTCTGTGTAGCTGCTCCCTGTGACCGGTTTTTTATTTCTCACATTACAGCAGTCCCTTAGAGTGAAGGGCTGCTGTAATGCCTGTTACTCACGAATCAGGCGAGCACTCTTATCATTCATTTCAATACGCGAATACTGCGGTTTACCATCAATGATGTCTGTCATTACGAACATCTCACCCGGCTGCAGCTCAACCACTGCGCCTTCCGGTAATTTCATACCGGCAAATACCGGACAACCTGGATGACGATCATCTTCTGTTGCTTCCAGCATTGACTCACCAAACCACTCCGTCGTGGCGCGACCGTCAGCTGCCTTGTAGTGGATCAAGTACTGGTTTTCGCCATCCGCATACTGCGCACGGGCTTTAACCTCACCCCATTCGTCACTGATGCGCATCTCCACCAGTTGAGACAACTCAAACTTAAACGGAGCAGCATCAGCACCAATTACAATCGGTTTGTTTTCTGTTTTTTCCATCATCGTCTCCTGATATCGAAGCCCGTCGCCGCACCGGGCACTGATCAACATTTGAGTATTCGCGGCGACAGAAAGAATTTATTTTATTGAATAGCCACTAACACAGAATTTCATGCTATCCGAACGCTGACGCACCCTTCATTTTTCAGCAAAATATTCTACTATTACAGGTGATCAGTTCTGCAGACACTGCCGAACGCCATCGATAAGCTGGCAGACCTGAGAAGCCGTATCGAAAAGCTGGCGCGCCTTATCCAGGCTGACGCATCCCACCAGGAAAAAAGGCACCAGTATCGCTACCAGTGCCCATTTCGCCGCCGTTCGCGGCATTCTGTGTGTCCAGTGTTTTTGCTTCATCTCACTATCCACCAATCAATCCGGATAAGCTCAATACTCGCCAGGCGGTGGAAATGAAAATGGCAACCAACATTGCTGAAAATGAAAGACCAACAACCACACAAAGAATCCGCGCCAGTTTTATGATGCTATCTGACATACTCATCCCCGCACCACTTACGATTTCACAGCAATGATCAATTTTGCCATCCCATACAGAATCGGAGACACAGCGATACCGACAGCCACCCACTTAATGGCAAAAGCCACCGCTCTGCTGATGTCATCAGTTACAGGCGCTTTCAATTCAAGGCCGTTTTTCATAGTCAACCTAAACAGAATTCGTTTATACTTCTCCATGTTCTCCCTTGCTTACTCAAGGTCAGAAACAGAAAACCCCGAACTGTTCCCGCAGCCGGGGTTTTTGCTTTTTATTTATCTGTATGGGCGCGACATCTTGCTATTTCATTCCGGGCTTCACTGTCGCCACGACAGATACAACGCGCCGTGTCACCGTTCAGTGTGATGATGTAGGCTTCATCCTCTTTTTCTACAGGAATGCACGGAATATTCCCGTCCCGGCAATACTCAATCTTCGCTGCAAGATGAGTGTTACGCGGATAGAACTCCAGGCGGTACATATCCCCCAGGACATGCACTTCCTCAACATGACGACCGTCTTCTGTTACCGTGATTTTCTTGAGTGCGTACATACGTACCTCCGTTCTTTCGTTTTTGAGTAATAAAAAAGGCCGCCGAAGCGACCTTTGTCAGAATTATTCACACCTTATGTCAGGATGTATGGCAATCTCTGCAGCACCAGTAACATCCATTCACCCTCGTGTAACCCAGATTTTTTGCGGCCTTCACTGCCGGCTCACATGAGCTAAACTCTCCAAGCTCTTTACGATTGTTTGCATCAGGAAGTCGAAAACATGTTTCTGTATGAACCTCATGATCGTTCTGATTATCTGTAAGAGTATGAACATAGTACTTCATACGTATTTCTCCTTTTGGTTGCGTACGCCCAGGAGAAATTAAACGCAAAATACACTTAACTCATTGATAATGATCATTTTTAAATGCTATCACACAGCCACGCGCTCTTTCATCCAGCCGTAGACAAACGACTCGTTGGCCTCACGTTTTTCTGCCAGTTCCAGATAGCGGTCGCCCTGCGTGCAGTTCAGCGCTTTCACCAGTACCAATTCGCCGTCTTTGCCTCGTTTTTGCAGATATGCGCGTAGTGCATTAATAGTGCGTGGACCGATACGCCCGTCTGTGTCCATATCCGGGTACAACTTGCCTTGTTGATTGAACACGTTCAGCCAGCGTTGAAGCATTCTGGACGCCACGGTTGGTCCCATGTTCACGCCCGTATCGCACAGTTCTGCGGCAATATCCGGCGACAGAGTTGCCACCTGGTCAAAACGTGGTCCGAACCAGTAATCCGCCTCGAGTATTTCCAGCGCCTGCCCGCGCGTCAGGTCACGCATATCGCCGCGATATCCGTGAGCGCGGGCGACTTTTTCTGTAATACCCCATTTTGTCGGCCCACCTTTATCGTCCGGATGATTGACGTAGCCACCCTCTTTTCCGAGGATTTCATCAAAAATGACGTCCTTTGATTTCATCTCAGTGCCTCAACAATGGAAAGATTCTTGTGACATTCCCGCGCGCACGTATCACCAGCACGCAAAACAGCAGGTTAAAAAACACTTCCAGCCAGCCCGTTGCTAACGGGCGACCACACAGATAGCTGAGGGGCGCAAAGGCATACAGCAGCATCAGCAGCCAGGCCAGCCATGACATCAGTGGTTTATGTCTGGAATCACGGCGACGATAAAAAAAGAGCGTCAGCACGATAACCGTGCATAACGCCACATTCAGTAATCCGGGAAGGTTACTTAACATTGCCGCCTCCTCCGCCCCGCAGGCGCGAGAACAGGCCGGACACCAGTGATGCAATATCCTGCTGGTGGATGAACGAGAGAATCTTCACCGACACCACCGCCACCAGCACCGCACACAGTGCATCCGCAGATGTACCGTCATAACCTGTTTTTGATGCAATCCAGGCTGACAGTACACGCGCCCCCAGCACACCAACAATGAACGACACCAGAAAATGTGCCGCCACACGCCAGGCTGAAATCTTCTGCGGCATCGTTGCCACAAATAACGCCCCGGCGAACGCACCAAACACAATCCCGAAATCCGTTCCGGTAAACAGCCCGAATACCGTCGCCCCGCCGAGCGCCACAGCCGTGCCGGAACCGGATAAGGGTTCAGACATACTTTTTTCTCCTGTAAATAAAAAAGGGCCACCAGCGGCCCGTAAAAAAACACCCCATCAAAGGCACCCGCAGATGCCTTTTGTGTGGTGTTATTCAGATTTACGCAGTAAAGGCCGGAGCACGACCAGCGCCATCGCCACCAGCACACCATCTGCCAGCACCGACATCAGCCGTCCGGTGAAATCCACCACCACTACCAGAAACAGCAGGATGGCAGCCAGCACAAGGTGCGCACTTTTCACAGGTACTGCTCCAGCGGCAACTGCAGCGCCTGAGCAATTTTCTTGAGCTGTGCTTCTTCATCCGGACCAATGCCATCCTGGTCAGCAATATCAAGACACAGGCACAGCACATCAACCGCTTCGGCGGTTCCTGCCACATCAGCCAGTTCACGCAAAGCCTGAGCATTCGCACTACGAGGTGACGCTTCATAACGGGCGCGGATATTTGCACTCATTTGTGCAATCTCACCCGAGAACGGCGCAAAAGCAGGAAGTGCTGCAATGGTTTTCTCCAGCACAGCGATTTCTTTCGCATCACAGGTGCCGTCGGCGAATGCTATGGAATACGCGCCCCAGACGGTCGCCTCCACTGCGTCGCGGTTCTCCATCTTCTTCACTTCGGTAATGGCCTTGCGGGTTTTCTTTTTGAAAATACCAAACATCGTGACGTTTCCTTTTAGTGGGTGAGCCTCCGCCCTGGGGTGACCAGCCCACAGAGAAAGTCACACTGACCATCCCGTAAGCTCACCCCTGAAAGGCTCTGTGGTTTTTGATGTGCGCCGGGCGTGACGCAAAGAAATGAAATAAGAATTACCTGAAATTAAGGTTAATCTGAGGATTTAAACCATTTTTAATGCTTAGTAATATAAATACGTCTCTCTGGAGGAGAGAGATGCTTATTCTTCTTCATGGACTTTGTCCCGCGGCTTTAATCCGACAGCCGCGCCCTTTTTTCGCCAATATAAACCGGGTTGAACTCATACAAAAAGCTCGCCGAAGCGAGCCTGTTAAAAGTATATTTACCGTTACAAATGGACCGTCACCGGGGACTCGAACCCCGCACCACAAAACAACAATACGTGTTATGCACTCTTACCCGATGAGTTAGTGACGGTTTTTTGTTCTGTGGGAATCCAGCCTGACGACAGAATTACTGGAACACCTTGCAAAAAAAGCCAGCCACCAGAGACTGGCTGGCAAATTACAAAGTTTAAATGATTCATCATACAATCGTCGTTACAGGGGAATCCTGCGGTGCAGCAAGATACAGAAATGTAAGCAAGCTAACAATAAGCAAGAACAGCATCTTCGGAATTAGTTATATTTTTAACGATACAATGCTTATTTAGCGTACAACTCTGCCATTTACCGAAAAAAAACCGCCTGTTAAGGCGGTGGTCAAATCAGTAAGTGCTGAAGAGTATTATTATAATATAGGTGAGGTGTCGGGTGCCTCCCGAAATACCTGACATTCCATCAGATACTGTAGTTTCCCCGCTAAACAACCACTTAAACCACCCCCGCACATGGAGCCCACCTCATTTTGTGATGTTAACAACATCGGGATAGTGCATAATCAGCCCCTGCATGGAAATATCAAAAAAAATCCCACCAATAATGCACTATTCCGATAGCATCAAAAAACACAGCACCGAAATCATAACTGGTCTCCGTTATAATTCGGGAGCGCGATAAGGGATATACGAGACCTTTTCCCGCGAGAAAAAAAACGCCAGTGCTGAAAAACCTGTACCTCATTTGTTTTGCTGGAGCGGGCAGCGGGAATCGAACCCGCATCATCAGCTTGGAAGGCTGAAGTAATAGCCATTATACGATGCCCGCATATGGTGCCGACTACCGGAATCGAACTGGTGACCTACTGATTACAAGTCAGTTGCTCTACCTACTGAGCTAAGTCGGCACTGGACCGCCACCGGGGACTCGAACCTCGCACACTCAACTTAAAGGGTTGACGCTCTTTCCTGATGAGCTAGTGGCGGTTGGTGGCCCTTGCTGGATTTGAACCAGCGACCTGGCGATTATGAGTCGCTCGCTCTCACCACTGAGCTAAAGGGCCGAGCGCAGGATAATAACGTTACAAAATCAATGTTGCAAGCACTCAAAAATCACCTGGTTAAAAATCACCCTGACCTCCTCCACCAGCGCATTCACCATGTCTATCCGAGATAAGTGGCACAAAAAAACCCGCTTGATGCGGGTTTAAGTTGTGTGGCGAAGCGACCACTCTTAACAGATTAAGATAGTTTTTGCGTACGCGTTAGTGATTTTTTCATAATTATCTGTATCCTGTGACTATTTCTCTTGCGCAAAGGATGCTTTTGATGACGCAGCAACTCGAAAACATGCCAATAACAGAAATCGAAATTGCCTACGGTGGAGAGGCATACGCAGACAATCAGATCGACGCGAAAACATTAGGCGAAGCCTTAACCTCTCTTAGTGCCCTGATTGAACATGCCGAAAAAATAATTAATGGCGAAACAGCAGAGCCGAAAGTCAACATCAAGGCAACAAAAGAAGGTTCATTTACTTTGCTTGTTGCTGTGATGGGGAGCATAAAAACTATTAACGCCCTTGGCCTCGTTGCAGGTGGTGGAGTTGCCGCAGGTGGCGTACTCGGGATAATCGAATGGCTCAAAGGGCGTAAAATCAGCTCCATTGTCGTCGATGAACAAAAAGATACAGCAGAAATCGAAGTGGATGGTGAGAAGGTTAAATGCAGTAACGACATTCAAAAATTAATAACCAGTCCAATCATCCGAAAAGAACTGGATAAATTAATCTATAAACCCCTGCAGACTGAAAAACCATCCACGTTCTCAGTTTCACAGCAGAAGCATAAGGTAGTCAGGGTGACGCAAGCTGAAGCAGTAAGTTTTAAAACTGCAAAATCCACCTTTGTCGAGAAAACGCACGTAACGACACGCCAAGCTAATGTACATTTTGCTAATGTTCGATTCAAGCAAGGCAAAAGCTGGGATATCATCCTGCCAAATGGCGAAGAAGTTAGCGCATCTATGAAAGATGAGGCTTTTCTTGAACGGGTTGAACACAACCAAGCAGCATTCTGTAAGGGCGATCTTTTTGTTGTAGAACTGACAGAAACAACAAAAGAAACAAATGGCGCGCTGTCTAAACCACGCTATAGTATTACTAAGGTTATACGCCACAGAGCGGCGGCAGATAGGAAACTACTTTAAATCATGTCAATCCTAAGCATTATGCTTTACATCACTGTATTCATGGCTGTCGCAGCGACGGTCAGATATGCTGTGCTTAGGTTCTTGGTTTGGGTAAAGCCGAATGCGTATATTGAACTAACCTACACCGATCCTGAAGGCAGAACAGCTAAAAGGAAAGTCAGCGTTAGAAACGAAAATGACGCAGAAGAGTTGGCGCTACTGCTACGCGAACTCAAAACTCGCAACGAAGCAAGTGCAGGAAGGTGAATGGCTAACACTAAATCCTACCTGGCAATGCAGGCATGGTTTACCACCCTTATCACTGCGGGATTGAATTTCCTTTTTGACTGGCTTCCTCAATTAGCCTTCTTCAAATCATTGGCGCCTGGAGCTGCTGTCGGCTTATCTCATGTGGTAATTCTTCTTATCGCTTACATAGGTTTGCCTACGCTTAATGATGTAAGAATGAAAAGAGAAATAAAAACGGCCAGAAAATTCATCACGAACTGCCTGGCCAACCCTAACCTAACACCAGACCAAATTGCGCACTACAACCAATGTCTTATCGATCTAGACAATAAGCTATTAAAAAACATAAATATTCGTATTGATGCTTTATCTGACGCCGAATCGAAAGCTCAAGCAAACGAGTAGTAACAGTCATAACTTATGATAGAATCAAGCATATACATCCATCAATAAAGCCTAATGCAGTTTGCAGCTCCTTTCTTATAGTTCCATCTGAGCACCTGCGTTTCTTCGCGATTGAGCGTAGAGAAACACCAATAACAAAGTGAGCTATGATCAGCTCATATTCCTCTGGTTTATACTTTCGCAACCGAGCCACACAACCGTCTATCATGATGCCTTCATCATCATCACACTGGAGACGTGACTTTTTACCATGTGGCAAAAGCCCCTTGAAGCCCGCTGCTATCGGTTGCCAATCGACACCGCTATTTTCTGCTGCAGCCCATGCCCCCCAGCGATCTAAAACCTCATACATATCACGCCCCATTACCATCACCTCTGATTTCGCAAATCTTCACGCCCAGTCGCCCACCAGGAACGAGCTGACCGCGCACAATATTGATTTCATCAAACTGCTCGTCGTCTATGAGAAGCCCCGCATGCGTCAGTGCATCCAGCGGTGCTTTCAGGATATTGTCCAGGTCGCGGCGGCGCTTATCCGGTGGCTCCGCAATAATCTTTATCGCCAGCCTTCCGGACAGGTTTAATTTCAACCGCTGCTGGCGAACAATTAGCGCCACATCATGGCGATAACGCTTTCCGGCCTCCGAGATGAAATACGTATTCCATGACGTCGCCAGTAGGTATTCACCGTCGGCGGGTAAGGTAAAACAAATTCTATGCGTTCAGTCATTCATGCTTTCCACTTCAGGACACCCGAATTTCTCGCGTGCATTAAAAAACGAATCAGCAACAACAGCTGGCTGCCATGTTTTTCTTCAAAATCTTTTACCCCGGCGTGCAGTTCGTTATGACATTTACGGCACAGCGGAATAACAAACAAATCGTCAGCCTTTGTTCCCATCCCTCCCAGTCCATGACCAATGATGTGATGCGGATCATCTGCCTGATTACCGCACGTCATGCATTTCTGCGTTTTTACCCAGCGCGTGTATACAGGCATCTCTTCCCGTTGTGGTTTCTGGCGCTGGAGATACTGAGCCGGTGACTCCGGATCAACGGCAATGCTGACCACCGTCTTTTCCTGTGGCGGGTTTTGCTGGTGGGCGTGAGGCAGCGGCGCAAGATTTTTTGTGCGCTGTTTCAGTATGCTGGTGGTGGTCTGCTCTCCCGGTACGATGTCGCTTTCGCGGTACACCGAGTGGATTTTTTCCGCACGTAACCCCAGAGAACGACGTAGTACTGCCTCCGGTAGCGCGTCTGCCACCTGATTGCAGACCGCCCACCAGGATAATTCAGCCAGCGATAATTCCCGCTCCTGTGTGCCATTCATTGCGTGACCGATGACGTCAATCATCCATGCTGACAGGTTTTGATGAGCAAGTTGCTCGAGTGATTCGGATGTCTGGTCACGCAGCTGGTTGTCGCAGTGCCAGCACAACACCATTGCGCCGGTACCATAACGGTGAATGACGGTTTCGCTGTGATGATAATCGCCGTGTGGCCACTGGCAGGATTTAATATGGCGCAACAGCCAGTCAGACAATGCACCGGCACCACCAGCAGCACGAATCACCCGTGCGTTACTGAAAAACGGTAGCAATGTTTTGTCTTCCACCAGCTGCTGGCGAACGGCAGGAACGATGCCGGACGGCAGACCGCGCATGCTTTTCGGTTCCGGCTCCACCAGCACTCGAGGGTTATGGAATACCTGCATGGATTCACGACCTGGTTTAAGGAGCACCAGCCCGAGTTCCGGTATCAGAACAGGTCGAAGTAATACCCGCACGTTACCTCCAGATGCGTTGCTGGAATATGCGGGACGGACGCGGTGGGCGTTCGGAATAAGGGAGTCTGACGTAGATTATCCAGTGACGATAATCGAGGGTGAGGGCTTTCCTAAACTCATACCCACGTCTGCGGTAGTTCTGAATCAGCCATTCGGCCTGTTCTTCAGTGCAGGGATCGTGCTGATACCAGTCATATTTGAATGCGTGCGAACGCCGCCCGTGCCTGCTGGCACGAACGGTATCAGAATTGTGTAATTTGGTCTTGTGCGCCATCTGTTTTCTCTGCTGGCGCAGCAGGTGCCAGTTGTTCAGGCTGGCGTGCAGCAATATTGTCTCTGATTTCTGTTGTCGTCAACAGGCAACGTGCTATCATCGAATGGTGTTCTATCCTACTCCGTGAGGTTTACCATGCGTACAACCCAACAATTCAGCATTACATTAACTAACGAAATGGCTGACATGGTGCGCGCCCGTGTGGCTTCCGGTGCCTATGCTTCAGAAAGCGAGGTCATTCGTGAAGGACTTCGCGCACTGAATGAGCGCGATAAAGCAATCGAAGCGTGGTTAACGCATTCAGCCGCTCCCTCTCTTGATTCTATCCGCGAAAATCCAAACAACGGACGCTCCATTTCACAGGTTCGCGCCGCGATTCGATCCGGGAAGTAATCTGCATGACATATGAAGTCATCATTACTCCTGAGGCCGAACAACAAATAATCAACCTGCACAGATATATAACGGAGAAAGCAGGGAACGTCATTGCTGACAATTATGCCAATGCGCTTCTTGATTATCTTGATGGGTTTTCTACATTCCCGCATCGGGGCAATAAACGCGATGATATTCGCCAGGGGATGCGGGTAACTCATTTCCGCCACAGAACGATTATTGCTTTTGCCGTTGATGGCAGAAAAGTCTTTATTGTCGGTATCTATCATGGTGGGCAAAGTTATGAAACCGATTTCTTATAAACTTTTACCCACATCATTCCGGTGTTAGAATAAACCGTCCGCCTCCTCTCTTACTGGCGGATTCGTAGGCTATATAAATCAAAGATCCCGGCTCATGTTTGTGTCGGGATCTTTTTTTCGGCGATTTATCCCCAGCGGCAAATCGAATACACCACCAGCGCCACCGCCATCGCAATTCCTACCGTGGTGAATGCCTCAGGCCAGGTCATCGATTCACCTCCTGCTCAATATTTTTAAGGTCATTTTCCGCATACAGTATTGCTGTTCTGGCTGCTCGTAACCGGGCTTTGGCGTTTTTCTCTTCACGTTCAAGTTTTGCCACAGCTTCACGAAGAGCATCCCGCTTTGCATAGAGTGATTTAATCTCAGACACTATGTTTTCACCGTTTCTCGCACGGTCGAGAACAAGCTCGAACGGATCTAAAGCCAATCCGCATCGGTTACAGGTAATCGTACGATTCACTTCTGAAATTGTTGTACGGATATGCTGACAGCATTTTTGCTCGCCGCTTTTTCTGTCGGCTATCACAACGTTGAGGAGTCCTTCCTCCTCTGATTTTGGCTGTACCAGAGTGATAACATTGTCGACTTCATTTTTCATCAGCTCACCTCCTGCGGCGGTTCCGGTAGCGGCATCCAGTCTGTTACATTGCGGCTCTGTGTTTCAAAAAATTCATCACCATTGCGGACAATATCGAAAAACTCACCGTCTCGATATTGCGCATAAAGAACGAATGCGCCATCACATAAAATAATTACGTGCTGACCGTCCACTGGCATCCGCTCACTACAGCTTATCCAACCATCCGGAATTACCGGCGCTGATGGCGCTGCGTAAAGTGGTGTTATTTCTGCCCGAAAGTCACCTATTTCATGCAGCCGCACCCACTGTTCAGCTTCTGCTTTGTCAGAATACATAGCGGTGAACGTATTATATTCATGGTCAATTTGCGTGAAGGTTGCCTTCCAGGCCACCGGCTCTGCTTCCAGCGATGCCAGTGCAATTTTGAATAACTCACCATCTACCTGTGCCATCCCTGAATTTGGGTGGCATTTCACAATTGCTATTTTTAATTTAGCTTCTTCGATTAATTGCTCTTTGGTTAATTCAGTCATTTTTCATTACCGCCATTTCAGACGGTCTCCCGATGTTCTGAGGGGGCAGAAATCCCTCCGGTTAAGGATTAAATTTTATTTACAGCGCTAAATTTATTTATTCAGTTCTGGATTTTGTCGCCCTGCGTATCCGCGCTTTCGCGTTACGCTCAATCTGAATTAACTTTTCTATATTTTTCCGTCTTTCCTGTTCCTCCTGGCGCAATAGCCTTACATCATCTGCCAGTCTGGTTTCTCTTTTCGCCACTGAGAGCATCCAGTCAAACGGCTCCACAACTGCACCGCAGATTTTACAGCGGACCTGACGCTCTTTTTCGTCAACCCGGACAGAAGCGTGATGGCAGTATGGTCTTTCCGATGGCTCATAAAGAAAATTAACTTGATTACGTGGGTCATCCTCTTTTGCCGGAAATAAAACAATATTACTTAACTCATCTTCTGGTTTTATTTCCATACTCCTCTCCTTTGATGCGAATGCCAGCGGCAATTGAAGCCTGATAGTTAATTTCACTCACAGCACCACCTCCTGAAATTTCCCCTGATAAAACGACAATATGCGCTGCATAACTTCACTCTTCCGGCACTCGCGACAGATTATGTTCTGACGCCTGTCGTAGCGACGTATTTCTCCGTCAGGTAATGACCAGATAAGGTCCGGATCAACCGCAGATGGTTTCTTCAGCTTTGCCCTTGAGAGCTTTTTACGGGCATTTTGCCAGTCCTTACGCGCCTGTTCAGACGGGAATAACCCGTAACCAGAGTTGTATACATCGCCGCTGGCAACCAGCTCTCTTGCGAGAACGCTCATCAGATATCTTGTCGCACCTGTCTTGACTTCCAGTTGCCGTAACGTCTCACGCCCACTCTGGCGTACGAGTTCAACAACCTGTCCTTTAATTTTTTCCCGCTCTTCTTGTGTAAAAACTTTTGCCACAAGCCCTCCTGAAAATTACCTCATGACCAGAAATTAACACTTACCCCCTGAAGCCCGGCGGAATTTCGTTATCCGGTTCAGAAATATGATTCACACAACGCTGGTTGTTCGTGCCGCTTACCGGGAGCAACCAGGGGTTCTCAAAATTCCGGTCCGGTCCAAAAAACGTCGTCGCTCGCTGAACAAATTCCGTTCCCGTTTTCCCGGTAGCCGCCAGGTATCTTGCGTAACGCCTCACGCCATCCAGCATGGCCTCTGGTGGCACCCCCTCGCGTAATCTGGCCTTCCAGGCACTGAAAGCTGATTTCTTCGGGTTTGCTCCGGCACGCAACGGGTACTCCCGCCAGACCTGTTCGAACACATCCGGATAATCCACTCGTCCCACAGACTGCCCGGTGTTTTCCGGGACTACCCGATCGGCTTCCCGCTGAATGGCGGAATCGGCTTCGGGCTGCTGCAGTTGGTGTGATTGCTCCAGCCTTGCGGTCATCACCTGCTGCACAGCGCCCGAATCGGCTTTCAGCGCATACGCTGAATCGGCTTCCGGTGTCGTGCCTGCTGGCTGACCAAGATTGACGGTCTGAACATCCCCTGCCTGGTTCGTGGCGTTTTTTACGCCATGGACCATAGTGTTTTGATCTTCTTGATCTGTATCTTTATCTGTATCTTTATCTGTCGTGACTCGTCGTGACATGTGCGTGACATTTCGTGACGCGCCGTGACAATCGCCATTTTGTTCCCGCTTTCTTTCCCTCTCTCGCTGCGCCCTCTTGCGCTCTGCAGGAGATTTTGCGGTTTGCGAAATATTGCCGTTGTCCTCTTTAAGCACCTGGCGTTTTTCCCATCCAGTGATTAAATCACCATCAAGTACCCGCCCCTGCATCGTCTGCAAAATTGAATCAATTACCTCTTCTGTCACGTCGAGCGCACTTGCCAAATCTTCTGTCGTGACATCAATGTGACCTCGCGTGACATTTCGTGACGCGCTCACCAGGAGGTGGATATACACTGCCATCACTGTTGCAATTGGCTGCCCTGACACCCTGGCAATTGTTCGCCACTTAGGGTCATTTGGCATGTCATGCCATAATCTGAGCCAGGCGTTAGCCATACTCACCTCTTCTGATACCGAATCTTTTTACTCACGAGTTGCCGGAAGCGATTCGATATGGCTATTGTCAGTCAATGTACTGCCACAGCATTTCCTGCCGGGCCACCACGGTTCATCTGATTGAAACCGGCGATTGCCACTGCGACAAAATCATCAGCGTCTCTCACCAGTCGCTCCCGCGTCTCCACCAGCTCCCGAAAATAAGCTGAACTGTGGCTGCGCATTCTGGCCACCAGCAAAGGTGGCATTGCCTTTTCGATCGCTGGTAACAACGCCTGAATTTTTTCAACTGCATCAGGGGTGTCTTTCTCTACCCAGCGGAAAATTTTCTGGGTATTGCGAGCCAGGGCTTCCGGATGGCTGTCGTCATACAGTTCTGGGAACGTCATACCCAGTTCAAAATAAGCCCTGGTTATTTCAGCTGCCGGAACTTTTTCACCGTCCGGATGCGCCCAGGCATTCATCGCCATGCGGATGTGTTCATGCTTGATTTTCATGAATCAAGCTCCTAGAAAGTGGTTGTGTTAACGTTTTGGTATCTTCCAGCTCGGGCCAAATATTCATCCAATCAAAAGGCCTTAGTTGCTGACGTGTAACTTCACCATTACTGGCTCGCTCAATAAGGACACATAACGATGCCCCTAACACTTGACCTTTACTCAATGCCTTTCTTAGATAACCGATGCTGGTACCACACTCGCATGCAAACATACGCTGTTCATCTGACGAAAGAGAATTGAGAAATATTCTTAATTCTTCCATAGCTACTCCTTAGTAAACACAGTAAAGAATACCCACAGGTAAACAAAAGTCAATACCCACAGGTTGTTTACCTTGCGGTAATCGCATCTATTATTTACCTATGGACAAATATGAATTTAGACGACAGCAACTCATCAAAATTCGTGATGAGAAATGCGATGGTAAAGCGGTTAACGTGGCCAGAAAGATCGGGCGCGAGCCTTCTTATGTATCAAGAATGTTGTACCCAGAGGGGAAAAAGGGAAAAAAACGGATCGCTGATGATATGGTGGAGATTATCGAAGAGTCCTTTGGGTTACCCCGGGGATGGATGGATGGTATCGTTTCATCATCAACGAACACAGCCTCCAGTTATGAAACAAGGGTTCTAACGCCACGACAACGTATTTTTTTAGATCTCTTAGACGAACTGCCAGAAAGTGAAGCGGATAACTTATTAAAAACTCTTGAAGAGAAAAAACAGTATTACAATATGATCTACGAAGAAATCCGTAAAAAGAAAGCACAAAACGCATCATAGCTCACCAAACAACTAGTCACCAGTTAAGACACCGCAAAAAGTTACCCACGGGTATTTACTTTTTAAATACCTATGGGTATCCTTCTTTTCATACCAACCCACCCCGCCCCACAGAATGCAGGGCAATACTTCGAGTTACCAGGCAGTGGTCAGGGGTTAAGTAGCCAGCCCGAGGCGTAAGAACATGACGGCAGGGTTCAACTTTAATAACTATGCAGCAGGTTTTTGTTCCGCTACCCCGGCGTTAAGGGGAAATGAGGTCAGCATGGATACTATCGATCTTGGCAACAACGAATCTCTGGTGTACGGCGTGTTTCCCAACCAGGACGGCACATTCACCGCGATGACGTATACCAAAAGCAAAACGTTTAAAACCGAAAATGGTGCCCGTCGCTGGCTGGAAAGAAACTCAGGTGAGTGATATGGATTTCGACACAATCATGGAAAAGGCTTACGAAGAATACTTCGAAGGTCTTGCCGAAGGCGAAGAAGCTCTCAGCTTCAACGAATTTAAACAGGCGCTTTCCAGTTCGGCAAAATCTAACGGCTGATAAGCGAAGCAGCACCGCGAGGAATCAGTATGCAGAAACGAGAACCCGTCATCATCGCGCCAGACTATACCGATGATGAACTTTATGAGTGGATGCGCCAGAAAATTAATGCAGCGCAGGATCTGAAATGGGCCAATGAAGCCAGGGCTAAGCAGGCTGAAAATCTGTCCGCTCTGGAGCAGGATATCACCAGGCTGGAAAAAGCAGCGGCATTAAGCATTGCCAGAATGATTACATACCCGCGTTAATAGCTAACCAACGAAGCTAAGGTTGGTAATTAAGGAGTTCTCCACGGGTGAGGTGGAGTGCGTGCGCCGGACACGGGTGAGCATCCGGCACTGACAGTTTACTGAAAGGATATTTCCATGAAAAGTCAGACCATAACGCGAAAGCGCACGGCGAGGTAGCTGGTTCATAGATAGCCTGTCGTTAAATTTTCGTCGACCGTGCGCTTCCGGTTGTGGCACTCCGCGAAATGGCGCGGCGGTAAGTATGGCGGGGTTATTCCTTCCCCGTTGAGGACACCGGGTTGTCAGGTTGACCATACGCTTAAGTGACAACCCCGCTGCAACGCCCTCTGTTATCAATTTTCTGGTGACGTTTGGCGGTATCAGTTTTACTCCGTGACTGCTCTGCCGCCCTTTTTAAAGTGAATTTTGTGATGCGGTGAATGCGGCTAAGCGCACGCGGAACAGTTAAAACCAAAAACAGTGTTATGGGTGGATTCTCTGTATCCGGCGTTAATTGTTAACTGGTTAACGTCACCTGGAGGCACCAGGCACCGCATCACAAAATTCATTGTTGAGGACGCGATAATGGAAACGTTATTACCAAACGTTAATACGTCTGAAGGTTGTTTTGAAATTGGTGTCACTATCAGTAACCCTGTATTTACTGAAGATGCCATTAACAAGAGAAAACACGAACGGGAGTTACTAAATAAAATATGCATTCTTTCAATGCTGGCCCGTTTACGTCCGATACAAAAAGGATGCTGGCAATGAATACAGCATTTGCACTTGTTCTGACAGTTTTTCTTGTTTCCGGAGAGCCAGTTGATATTGCAGTCAGTGTTCACAGAACAATGCAGGAATGTATGGCAGCAGCAACCGAACAGAAAATTCCCGGTAACTGTTACCCGGTCGATAAAGTTATTCACCAGGATAGTAACGAAATCCCGGCAGGTCTTTAAAACAGTTCCGTAATAAACATCCGATTTCATTCTTATATGCCAGCAATGGCAGGGATTTGTTCACCATTAAATCTGTAATGAGGTAAAACAAAATGAGTAAAGTCTTTATTTGCGCCGCCATTCCGGACGAACAGGCAATAAAGGAAGAAGGTGCAGTCGCTGTAGCTACTGCCATTGAAGCCGGTGATGAACGTCGCGCCCGCGCAAAATTTCACTGGCAATTCCTGGAACATTATCCGGCTGCTCAGGACTGCGCTTATAAATTTCTTGTCTGCGAGGATAAACCCGGTATACCCCGCCCTGCCCTCGATTCCTGGGATGCTGAATATATGCAGGAAAACCGCTGGGATGAGGAGTCTGCTTCCTTTGTCCCGGTTGAGACTGAATCAGATCCGATGAACGTCACTTTTGACAAGCTGGCCCCTGAAGTACAGAACGCTGTCATGGTTAAGTTCGACACATGTGAAAACATCACTGTTGATATGGTGATTAGCGCACAGGAATTGTTGCAGGAAGACATGGCAACATTCGACGGCCATATCGTTGAAGCGTTGATGAAAATGCCAGAAGTAAACGCCATGTATCCGGAGCTTAAGCTGCATGCCATCGGGTGGGTTAAGCATAAATGTAAGCCTGGTGCCAAATGGCCCGAAATTCAGGCAGAGATGTGCATCTGGAAAAAACGTCGCGAAGGTGAACGCAAGGAAACCGGAAAATACACGTCTGTTGTTGATCTCGCCCGCGCCAGACCCAATCAACAGAACACTGAAAATTCAACAGGAAAAATCAACCCGGTCATTGCTGCCACTCATCGCGAATACAAGCAGACATGGAAAACACTGGATGACGAACTGGCCTACGCTCTCTGGCCTGGTGATGTGGATGCCGGAAACATTGACGGCAGCATCCATCGCTGGGCAAAAAATGAAGTTATCGACAACGACCGCGAAGACTGGAAGCGTATCTCGGCATCAATGCGCAAACAGCCTGATGCCCTTCGCTACGACCGCCAGACTATTTTTGGCCTTGTCCGTGAACGTCCGATCGACATTCACAAAGACCCTGTGGCACTGAACAAATACATTACTGAATACCTGACTACAAAGGGCGTGTTTGAAGATGAAGGAAGAAATCAGAGCGCAACTGATACTCTCTCGTCGCCAGTACCAGAAACTGATGCAGTGGAAACGGCAATTCCGGACAACGAAAAAACCGAATGCAAAGTGGAAGTCGAACCATCTGTAGAGCGTGAGGGGCCGTTCTACTTCCTCTTCACCGACAAGAATGGCGAAAAATACGGTCGCGCAAACAAACTTTCTGGTCTGGATAAGGCGCTGGCTGCCGGGGCTACTGAAATCACGAAAGAAGAATATTTCGCCCGCAAAAACGGTACATACTCAGGTTCACAACAAAATACTGGTGCATCTGACACGACCGCACAACCAGAGCCGGTAAAAGTTACCGCTGACGAAGTAAACAAAATTATGCAGGCAGCCAATATCAGCCAGCCTGACGCCGATGAACTGCTTGCAGTATCACGTGGTGAATTTGTTGCAGGGATTAGCGATCCGAATGATCCGAAATGGGTGAAGGGGATTGAAACCCGCGATTCTGTGAACCAGAACCAGCAAGAAACGGAACAGAACGACCAGAAAGCGGAACAAAACAGCCCAAATGCGTTACAAAACGAGCCAGAAACGAAACAATCCGAACCAGTAGCGCAACAGGAACCGGAAAAAGTCTGCACCGCCTGCGGTCAGAGCGGTGGCGGCAACTGCCCTGATTGTGGCGCGGTGATGGGCGACGCAACATACCAGGAAACATTCGATGAAGAGAATCAGGTTGAAGTTCAGGAAAATGATCCGGAGGAAATGGAAGGCGCTGAACATCCACACAAGGAGAACCCTGGCGGCAATCAGCATCACGCCAGCGATAATAAAACTGGCGAGGCGACAGATCCCTTAATTAAGGTGAATGGTCATTATAAGCTCACATCCACCAGCAGAGCGGGGATTCATCTGATGATCGACCTTGAAACAATGGGAAAAAATCCCGATGCCCCGATTATCTCAATAGGCGCAATATTTTTCGATCCACAAACCGGAGAGATGGGGCCGGAATTTAGCAAGACCATCGATCTGGATACTGCTGGCGGAGTCATTGATCGTGACGTCATTAAATGGTGGCTGAAGCAATCACGTGAAGCGCAGTCTGCCATTATGACCGATGAAATCCCGTTAGATGATGCACTACTGCAATTGCGGGAATTTATCGACGAAAACTCCGGTGAATTTTTTGTTCAGGTCTGGGGTAATGGGGCCAACTTCGACAACGTGATTTTACGCCGTTCATACGAACGACAGGGTATCCCCTGCCCGTGGCGCTACTGCAACGATCGCGATGTACGCACAATCGTTGAGCTGGGGAAAGCCATAGACTTCGATGCCAGAACTGCTATCCCATTCGAAGGTGAGCGCCATAATGCACTTGATGACGCTCGTTACCAGGCAAAATACGTTTCAGCTATCTGGCAAAAACTGATCCCGAGTCAGGCTGATTTTTAATGTTCAACTGTCGCCAGTTGTCGTTGGTATTCTGCAACTGGCGCGTTCCGGAGTGATAGCCATGAGCGAACAGTACCTGATAACGCTCGATGAGTGGAAGCCAAAACGGTTCAGTCTCCCAATAACAAACACTACCCTGGTGAAATACGGAAAACTAGGATACATCGTTCCAAGACCACAAAAAATTCGTGGGCGTTGGCTGATAGATCGCCGGGCAGTATTTGTTGGACCTGGTGAAACGGGAATTGCGCCGGAAATTCATACTGGCGATGATGATGCACTGAAGGAGATTTTAACTCATGTCACCGAGGCCACGAAAAAACAGCACTGACGTAACCGGTCTTTACGAAAAGTTTGATCGCAGAACTGGCAGGGTTTACTACCAGTATAAAAATCCTGTGACTGGAAAATTTCACGGACTCGGAACAGACAAAGGTAAGGCAGAAAAAATCGCTTCCACAGCCAATCAGCGAATAGCTGCAGCAGAAGCTGAATATTTCATGCGCAAAATTGATGAAAGTCCGTCAGCAACAAAACGTCGGGGTATCAGATTAAAGGCATGGGTTGATCGATATCTGAAAATACAGGACGCGCGACTGAAAAATGGAGATATTGCAGCTACAACTCACAAAGAAAAAGCCCGAATGGCTGCATACCTGGTTTCCCGTCTGGGAAACCACCCATTGAAAGAACTGGAAGTAAGAGACTTTGCATTAATACTGGATGAGTGGCTGGATAAAGACATGGTCAGCACAGCGAGAGTAAATCGTGGATTATGGGTTGATATTTATAAAGAAGCACAGCATGCAGGGGAAGTTCCTCCTGGATGGAATCCTCCGGAGGCTACCCGTAAACCGATCCCTAAAGTAACCAGAGCCAGACTCACCCTGGAGGACTGGCAAAAAATTTACAATTCAACACCAGAAAAACACTTTATCCGTAACGCAATGCTTCTTGCGATTGTTACTGGTCAGCGCCGTGATGACATTTGCCACATGCGTTTTTCAGATGTGTGGAACGAACACTTGCATATCACCCAGGGAAAAACCGGAATGCGTCTGGCGTTACCGCTTACGCTACGCTGTGATGCCATTGGAATATCGCTAAAAGAAGTGATTGATGGATGCAAGGACAGAATATTGAGTCCATACCTGATTCATAGTCGGCACCAGAAACAACCAAAACCAATGAGTAAAGATAACCTGAGCGACTACTTTGCTAAAGCGCGGGATCTGGCAGGAATAACTCCACCAGCAGGAAAAACACCACCAACATTTCATGAACAACGCTCCCTGTCAGAACGACTGTACCGCGCACAGGGTATCGATACAAAAACATTACTGGGACATAAAGTCCAAGCAACCACCGATCGTTATAACGATACTCGTGGTCAGGAATGGGTTAAATTGGTTGTTTGACGAAATAAATACAGCTGTAACGTTGCCAGTAATTAACAACCGATAAAAATGTTGATATTGCTTTACTGATGTAAAAACCCCGGCTGATGCCGGGGTTTTGAGACTAATCTTGATCAGGTTCCTGCTTAGAATAATGTTTTCCAACAATAAATGCCGTAACCAATGCAACAAGATCTATTGAAACGAGAGCTCCAGCAAGAACAGTCTCCCCCATGACACCAAAGACAGCAGCAACGAAGATAATCAATATCGCCAGCCAAAAAGCCTTTGTTTGACCATCTCTGGCAATATCAATGGTATCAGCCACCGTTTTGTGGCGATGAGCCTGCTCCTTTTCAGTCAACTCAACAAGCCTATTTGCAAGCCCTGGCATCAGTTGATCATACTTTTTAAGCATTGATGGCGGAGGAACCGGCCCCTGAAAATGCTGGCAAACAATAGCTCGCACCTGCGGGCTCTCCAAAACCCTGTTTAAGACTTCTGGATTTTCGATTACTCGAGAAACCAGTTCATTGTCCTTTTGTTCTTCACAAGTGAGTTTGGTGTTCTCACTTTCTTTTTGATCTGGCAT